TAGCCGTTTGCGCTGACGAAACCCTGCCGGGTTTTGGCTGCGCTGTCGCGTTGAACGCCGAAAGCGACGGGGCCTGGGTCCAACTTACGCCGCGCGGTCCGCGCCTCTCCGGTCTCGATGGTCGCGCGTGGACGCTCGCCGATCCGGAAGCGCTGATCGCCGCTTTCAATCGTCGCGGCCTGGCGCTGCCGATCGACGTCGAGCACGCGCAATTCGTCAAAGCGCCGAAGGGCGAGCCCGCGCCCGCCGCCGGCTGGATCGAAGAGATTCAAAACCGCGACGGCGAAATCTTCGGGCGCGTCGCCTGGACTCCCAAGGGCCGCAGGGCCGTCAATTCGCGCGACTATCGCTATCTTTCCCCCGCCTTCGCCCATGACGCGAAAGGCAATGTCACCGAGCTGCTCGGCGCAGGGCTTGTGAATAGGCCCAATTTTCAAATGGCAGCGCTCAACCATGAGGCCCCGATGTTTAAAGACCTGTTGAAGAAGCTCGGCCTGCCGGAGACGGCGACCGAGGCCGACGCCATCGCCAAGGTTTCCGATCTGCAAACTGCGCTCAATTCCAGCCAGGTCGGTCTCGCCAATTTTGTTCCGCGCGCCGATTACGAGATCGCCGTCAACCGCGCCGCGACGCTGGAGGCCGAAGTGACCGCCAGCAAGAAGGGCGCGCGCGACGCCGAAGTCGCCTCGCTGATCGAAGGCGCGCTGAAGGCCGGCAAGATTTCGCCCGCGACCAAGGATTTCTACGTCGCCACCTGCGCCTCCGAGGATGGTCTGGCGCATTTCCGCAAATTCGTCGAAGCCGCGCCGAGCGTCTTCAGCGGCGCCGATCTCGGCAGGAGGCCGGTTCCCGGCGCCAACGACGTCGCGCTCAACGCCGAGCAGGAAGCCGGCCTGGTCGCCATGGGCCTCACCAAAGAACAGTACATCGCCGCGCTGAAGTAATTCGGCCTCGCCGCTTTCAGGAGATTGATTCATGTCGCTCACCGCCGCCCGCGCCACCGTCCAGATCGAAGGCAAGCGCCGCCAGTTCCCGGTCGCCGCGAACGTCACCATCTACCAGGGCGCGCAGGTCATGCTGCTCGGCGGCTACGCCACGCCGGGCGCGCCCGCTGTCGGCGGGATCGGCGTCGGCGTCGCCGAGGAAACGGTTTCGAATGTCGGGGGCGCCGCCGGCGCGGTGAACATCGAAACGCGCACCGGCGTCTGGTGCTTCGCCAATTACGCCAGCGATCCCGTGCCGCTCACCCAGGTCGGGCAGAATTGCTACATCGTCAATGACGAGACGGTCGGCGCCACCAACGGCTCCAACACGCGCTCGGTCGCGGGCGTCGTCTTCAACGTCGATTCCTCCGGCGTGTGGGTCAAGTTCTGAGCCGTCGCGTCTGACGCCAACGCCCTCGATATTCTCGGAAAGCCGCCGTCATGATCATCAACAATTCCAATCTCAGTTTCCTCACCACGGGGTTCAAGGCGAGCTACCAGCAAGGCTTCAAGGGCGTCGCGCCCATGTGGCAGCGCGTCGCCAGCCTGATCCCCTCGACCACCAAGACCAACGCCTATGCGTGGCTTGGCCAGTTTCCGATGCTGCGCGAATGGATCGGCGAGCGCCAATACCAGTCGGTCATGGAATCGGGCTACGAGCTGGCCAACAAGAAATTCGAGGCCACCATCAAGGTGAAGCGCGACGACATCGAGGATGACCAGTATGGCGTCTATGGTTCGCTGTTCACCGAATATGGCCGCGCCGCCGCCACCCATCCCGACGTCGAGATCTTCGCCGCCATCCTGGCCGGCGAGAGCAGCGTCTGCTTCGACGGCCAGTATTTCTTCGACACCGACCACCCCGTCGGCATCGAGGGCCAGACGCCAATCGTCACGGTCTCCAACAACCAGGGCGGCTCGGGCCCGCGCTGGTATCTGCTGGACACGACGCGTGCGCTCAAACCCTTCATCTACCAGAAGCGCAGCGAATACGAGTTCACCGCCAAATTCGATCCGCAGACGTCGGACGTCGTGTTCGACCTGGACGAATATATCTACGGCATCCGTGGCCGCATGGCCGCCGGCTATGGCTTCTGGCAGATGGCGGCGCGCTCCGCCCAGCCGGTCACCGCGGCGAATGTCGAGGCGCTCTACACCGGCATGACACAGCTGCAGTCGAACGAAGGCCGCAAGCTCGGGATACAGCCGAACGTGCTGCTCTGCGGCCCCTCGACCTATTTCACCGCCCGCGCGCTGATCGAGGCGCAGATGATCAACGCCACTTCGAACACGCTCTACAAGCTGGTCGAAATCGTCAACGTCCCCTATCTCGATTGACGCGCGCCGCGAGCAAGAAAGAGGAATTCATGGCCAAGGCAACCGCAAAAATCCCCGCGCCCGCTTCCGACTGGACAACCGAGGCGACCGGCATTTCGGTGAGAACCGCCGGACCCAAGACCCGCTGGCGCGCCGGGATCAAGTTCACCCCGGAACCGCTGATCATCGAGAAGGCGTCGCTGTCCGACGCCGAAGCCAAGGCCATCCTCGAAGACAAGGCGCTCGTCGTGACCGAGGTCAGCCCGGCGGAATTCGCCGCCGCCAAGTAATCCAAGAGCTTCGGGGAGCTGACCTTGTCCCCGGAGAAAGCCGCCCTCCTTTGGGGCGTTTCCTCCCTAGACTGCCCGGGCGAAAGCCCGGGCTCTTTTGGAGTCCCGTTTTCATGGCCCTCTCGCCGCCTTTTGCACTGACAGCCGATGTGCAAGCGCGCTTCCCCAACGAGGCGGCCACGCTCTGCGCCGACGAACAGTCGCGCCTTCCCGACTGGTCGCGCTTCGACGAAGCCATGGGCGATGTGTCCATGGAGATGCGCGCCATCCTCGCCGCGCGCTATTCCGCCGAGCAGCTCGGCGCGCTCGATGACGATTCGAACGCGGTACTGAAACTGTTCGCGATCGACATGGCCATGTATCGCGTCGCGCTGTCGTTTTCCCGCACCAACGATCAGATCAAGGCGCGCTACGACAATGCCGTGAAGCGCCTGGAAGGCATCGCGGCGGGACGCGGCGCGCTCAATCCGGCGACGCCGGCGACCCTTCCCGGCCAGTCTGGCGGCGATCTCGCGGGTTCCACCCCGCATGAAGCCATCGTCCAGATCGCGCCGCCCGACTGGGGCCGGCGCCGGCTGAGGTACCTCTGATGAGCGTCGCTCTGTCCATCGATCTCTCCGATCTGCAATTCGCGATCGCCCATGTGTCGCGGCTGGAGCTGCAAGCATCCGACGCGGCGACCCTGCTCGAAGAGCTGGGCGAGCTCGGCGAAAGCCAGACGCGCAGCCGCATCGAGAGCGAAAAGACCGCGCCGGACGGCACGCCGTGGAAGCCCAATATCGAGGGTCATTCGATCCTGCTGCAATCGGGCCGCCACCTGCGCGACTCCGTCGCCTTCCACGTCCATGGCGACCAGGACGTCGAATGGGGCGAGTCCTGGGAGTTCGCCCATGTCCATCAATACGGCGCGACCATCGTGCCCAAGGTCGCGACCCGGCTCGCCTTCACGTTGAAGGGCCAGAAGGTTTTCGCCCAAAAGGTGACAATCCCCGCGCGCCCCTCGGTCGGCGTCTCCGCCGCCAATGCCGAGGAGCTGACCGAGCATGTTTCCGACTTCCTCGGGAGGCTCGCGGCATGAGCGACATGATGACCGAGACCGTGGCGCTCTTGAACCTGATCGCCGCCTCGCGCGTCGTCGCGGCGCGCGACGCCGTGGTCGATACGCTGGCGCGCCGCTTCCCGGAAGTGAAGTTGCAAGCCCATCCCGGCAAGCTCGACATGGCCGACGTGCTGAAGGAAGGCGTGTTCACCGCGCCCTCGATCCACATCGCCGTCGCGCGCCTCAAGAACGAGGAGCGCAGCTCCGGCGACCAGGACCTGCCCTTGCATTTCCGCGCCTATGTGGTCGCCGAAAACCGCACGATCGGCGGCAAGCTTTTCCTTGCCGACGAGGTCGGCTACGCGCTGGTGCTCGGCCTGCTCGACGCGCTGGAATTGCAGCAGGTCGCGCGCTGGGGGCTTGAGAATATCGGCCTGCCCGAAGGGGCCGAGGGCGAACCGCTGTTCACGCTGAAAACCTTCGATCGTGGCACGGTCTATTACGTCGTCACCTGGAGGCAGACGCTGTATCGCGAGGGGCGGATGCTGCCCCATCTCGGCGGCTACAACGTCGCGCCGCTCGACCCGTTCGCCCCGGCGAAGATCGGCGGATGGCGATGAGCGGCTATATCGCCGACGAATTGCGGGCGCTTCGAAAAGACCTGGTGCGCGCCCATCGCAAGCTGGCGCAGGCCGACCTGCCGGGCACGGTGCAGGGGCGTAACGAAAAGGACTGGACGGTGCAACTGCTGCTGGGGACCGATCCGACCTCGGGTGAACAGATCCTGTCGCCCTGGCTCAAACCGTCGTCGATGTCAAACCAGCCTGGCTTCAAGATCTCGCCGCCGCTGCCGCCGGTGGGCTCGCATATGCGGATGATCTCGCCGTCGGGCGTCGTCGGCGGCGATTCCTACGCCGTGCCCGCGCCCTTCGACGCGCAGCAGAAGGCGCCGCAACAGGACAAGGACGAAGCCGTGATCCAGTTCGGCAAGACGCGGATGTCGATCAAGGACGGCACTCTGGTCCACACCATCGACGGCAAGGGCTACACGCTCGACGGCTCCGGCATGAAGATGTCCGCGCCGCTGAACGCCAAGGTCGCCGGCACCGACGTCCTCCATTCCGACACTTCAAGTCAGCAAGGATAGAGCCCATGGCCATCGTCACGCATTTCAACCGCGCCCCGAAGCAGAGCCACACGCTCAGCCACGGCGGCGACGCACAGGCCTACGAGGTCATTGCGTCCACCATGGTCTCTGTCGGACGCCGGCGCGTCCAGCCCGGCGCCGTGGTTTGGCTGACGCCGCTGCAGGCGGCCTACGAGCTGAACGCCGGCCATATCGCGTTGATGAAGCCGCAGCCGCCGGCCGGCACGAAGAGAAAAGCCGACGCGACCCCCTCCGCTTCAACGCCGGTTTAAGAGGCTTTATCCGTGGCCATCCGCTACCGCGCCGGCATCGATCAGAGCAATGGGCAGATGCTTGTCGGCATGGCCCATGTCAACCAGTCGATCGCGAAAATCCTGACGACGCTGCCGCTGGAGCTGGTCATGCTGCTGGCCTTCGGAACCAATCTGATCGCCGAGATCGGCAAGAACCTTTACGCCGGCGAGGCGCTGCGGATCTATTCGATCGTCGTCGGCGCCATCCACAAATGGGAGCCGGAATTCCGGGTGAACCATGTGGCGCTGGTCTCCGCCACCCGCGTTGGCGGTCTCGCCCTGGCGCTGGTCGGGACCTATTACCCCGAGGGGCGCTTCGGCAATTACAAGATCGCGGAAAAGGCCAGCCTCAACGTGCCGCTGGTCGCGGCCACGCAGGCAGCGGCATGAGCGGTTACCAGCCCCTCGACCTCTCCGGACTCGCCGTCCCCCCGGCGATCGTCGCGCCGTCCTTTCAAGCGATCCTGACCGCGCGTCTGGCGTCGTTCCTGAGCCTTTACCAGCAGGCGCAGGCGGCCAACACCTCGCTGCCCGATATTGACGCGCAGACTTTGGCGCTGGTCACCGATCCCGCCAATATCCACCAGCGCGTCGACTCCTATCGCGAGACGCTGCTCGTCCAGTCGATCAACGACGCGCAGCTCAACACGTTTTTGGCATGGGCGCAGGGGCCCGCGCTCGATGCGATCGCGGCCTTCGTCAATGTCATCAGGGCGAGCGGCGAACTCGACCCGAGCCTGCGCCAGCGCGTCCAGCTCGCCTGGGAGGCGCTGTCGATCGGCGGCACCTATGGCCGCTATACCTCCAACGCGCTCGGCGCCGATCCGGTCGGGCTCGCCGGCGTCGCCGTCTATGGCGCGGAAGTGCCTCCGGTGCCGCTCGGCAATGTCTGGATCGTCTGCCTCGGCGCCAATTCCTCGGGCGTGCCGTCCAACGCGACGCTCGCCGCCGTCAACGCCGCCACCAACCGTCGCGCCAACCGGCCCGTCAACGACCTGGTCAAGGTGATGGCCGTCAATCCGGACAATTTTTCGGTCGACGCCACCTTGATGTTGCAGCCCGGCGCCGACGCCAGCGTCGTGATCGCCGCGCAAACCGCCGCGCTGAACGCCTTCGCCGCCGCGCGGAGAACGATCGGCGCCGTGGTGACGCCCAACCAGGTCGCCGCCGTGCTCGGCTACAACGCCGCCGGCCTGATCAATGACGTCGTGGTGCGCTCGCCCTCGGCAAATGTCGGCGGCGATCCCTTCGCCGCGCCGATCCTGACTGGCGTGCGCCTTGTTTCGCAGGTTGGCGCATGAGCGACAACGAGATGATCTCGGGCGCGCCCGGCGAAGGGCTGCCGCTGCTGCCCTCCAACGCCACTGCGTTCGAAATGGCCAACAGCCAGGTCGCCGCGCGGCTGTTCGATCTCGACGTTGGCGTGATCGAGCAGAGTCGCGACCCGGCCGTCTGCGACGCCGCCTTCACGCCGTTCCTCGCCTGGGAAAGATCAATCCATTTCTGGGCGCCGGGCGATGACACAGGCAACCGCGCGCGCATTGAAAGCTCGTTTAACGACCATTTGAATTACGGCTCGCCGCAGGCGCTCGAAGCCGAGATCGCCATGGACACCGGGCAGACCGTCCAGATCAAGGAATTCTTCGAAGCCGGGCTGGCGTGGCCCTATTTCGCCGTGGACACGATCATCGCGCCCGGCGATCCCGAGCCCGATATCGACGCGCTGATGGCTTCGGCGATGACGCGCAAGAATGTGCGCGACATGCCGAAGCCGCGCATCGTCTCCGCCCAGGCCGCGGCCGGTTTCAACGTGGCCTGCGCGGTCTACGTCACCACCCGCATCAGTGCCGTTCCGCCAAAACCCCCGCCAAACTTCTACGTCGCAGCGGCTATGCGCGCCGTGTCCATCGTCTCGATTGCTCCCTTGCATCCGTAGGGTCTCATGTCCAATGTCACCTATGCGTCGCAGCCGACGCAATATTATCTCGACGCCATCGCGGCGGTGGAGGCGGGCGGTCCGGCGATCAATCTCAGCCAGGGCACGCTGGTGGTCGGCGACGGCAATGGCGTGGTGCCGCTGATGTCGGCGCTGGTCGCCGCCAATGGCGTCACGCATCAGGTGTGGTCGGGCAACGTCATCACCTCGGTCTCGGTCGATCCGAACAACGCCGCGCAGCTCGATATCACCGCCGAAATTCCGGCGACGATGGGCGGCGTCG